CTGGGATTGACGCTGAGATGGCGTCGAACCCACAACCTTCTAATGCCCGCGTTTCGAGGGGGATCCTCGGAACGATTGTCTTCTTCCTCGAGCTATTAGGTGACCCGACCATGACATCCCTCATGCATGGCGTGCCCCTTACCACCGAAAGCCCGGTTCATGTGCCTGCATTAGCACATGAGAAGACTTCCACCCCGCCCATCGCTCCAACAACTCTTGCGCCAGAACCCTGCACCAACCCCTTCGGATGCTTTTGTGCATCTAAGGGTGGGCCCACATCGTGTAAGATTCTCTCCGATTTCATCTCTCTTCAGGTTCCCGTTGGCACAACTCTTCCTCGGTCGTTTTTTTCCGGGTCTCCTCAGGAGCATGCTCTCCTGAACAGGCACCTGGTAGACTACTTCAACGGCCGCTCTAGAGCCCAAGAATCTACTCCTTACGCCATTCCTCCTAGCCAACGACACCTTCTTGCTCCACTGGGCATGGAACAGCCGCAACCAGACGCCCCTGAAGCACCTCATGCCCTCCACAAATCGATCGAAGAGTTCCAACTTCGCCGCCTTAGAAACTACTTAACGCCCCATCAGTACGGCATCATTTCCGTCAAGTCCAGCAAGCTCTCATTGTTACCTCCGGCCGGCAGCGTTCAGAACCCAGTTTATGAGGCCAAAGACGCATCTAGGTATCCTGGCACAGCAGTCGCACACGCATCTCTCTCTGACTACCCCACCATGTTAATGCATGACGTTGCTTCCGTTGTCACCCCCCATGAGCTAGTTGAGCGATTAAGCTCCGACAACCCCGAAGGCCACTTGTTCGTTACCGGGATGAATCCCGTCGAAGTGTTAGACCGTGCCGCAACTTTCGAGCCTGCCAGTCACATGATTGATTATGACCTTGGAAACTTCAATTTTATCTTCACAGAATCTGAGTCAGAGTCTTATTCGACTCCGATTGCCGTTACTGAATCCTGGTTGAGAACCTCCAGTGTGTGCGCCTCAAATGGCCGCGTATACCATGTGGTGCTCCTAGAATACAAACTCGGGCATTGTTTATGGCACATTTTCTGTGGAGACGCAACTGAGCAGGATACTCGCACCTTTTCCACGGGCTCATTCATTCAGCTTCCTGCCAGCATCACGGGAACACTGTCCGGAGAGTACCTTCCGGCCAAAGTGCTTACTGGCATTCTTGACTTTGTTAACCGCACCCCCGACTTGTCCGGACGAAATTTGGCTGCCAAAGTCACTCAGCTGGCAAATGGCATAAATCCGCGAACCACCGCCAGGGAGCGTTGGATAGCTGTACACATTGCACAACAGCTCTCGCCAACCAAAACTTGGGCCTGGTGGGCCAAGCACATTCTTTGGAGCACTCTTTACGC